AATTTGAATTTTGGAGACCCACATGGGAACTTATTCTTCTGCAACACGCCAAGGTGCGTATGAGCCATTTGAACTGCAAGTAGCCCGTGGGCAAGTTGATGGTCACAACACCTTATATAAATTTGGCATTAACAGTGATGTTGGCACGAGTCCTGAAACAGTTTGGTCGCAAGGTGGTTTATATGTGTACCTCGCCTCTGCCACTGTAATGAAAATTTCTAGTTCAAGCGCAGACGATTCTTCCGCTGGAACTGGCGCAAGAACAATTGCTATTTTTGGTCTTGATGCAAATTACAACGAAATTAGCGAGTCTGTCCTTTTAAATGGGCAAACAGCAGTTAACACTGGCAATAGTTACTTGCGCATTACTCGTATGTTTGTGACTACAGCAGGCTCTAGTGAAACTGCCGCAGGTACTATCTACGCGGGTACAGGCAGTGTTACTTCTGGTGTGCCTGCAGCCATCTATGGCTTGATTAGTTTAGGCGCAAACCAATCACTAATGGCGTTTTGGACTGTCCCAGCAGGATACACTTTTTATTTGCTTGGTTTATTCCTTACATCTGGGAACACAGGCGCTAATACATTCACATTTTTCCAGGTTTTTCAGCGTCAAGTTGGAGGCGTGTTTAGATTGCAATCTTCTGCACGAATTTCTGCTAGTGGTAATTCTCAAGTTCCCTTGAACCCTCCTCTTTCTTTTGTTGAAAAGACAGACCTCCAAATAAGGGCATTTTCTTCTTCTGGCGCGTCAAATGTGTCTGCTGAATTTGAAGGCATCTACATTAAGAACCCTGACTAATCATGCCAAGCAAGTCACCTGCTCAACACCGCATGATGGAGGCGGTTGCACATAATCCTGCGTTTGCCAAGAAGGTTGGCATCCCGGTAAAGGTGGGAAAAGAGTTTTCGGCGGCTGACAAAAAGAAGATGGCCAAAGGCGGGGGCGTGAATGCCGCTGGCAACTACACCAAACCAAACCTTCGCAAGCGTATTTTTAACAGCGTCAAAGCCGCTGCTGTGCAAGGCACCGGCGCAGGACAGTGGAGCGCAAGGAAGGCTCAGCTAGTCGCCAAACGATATAAAGACGCAGGCGGCGGCTATCGTGATTAAAAGCCCCCAGCAATCATTGAAGACTTGGGGAGAACAAAAGTGGAGAACCAAGAGTGGTAAAAAATCTTCTGACACGGGTGAGCGTTATCTTCCAGAGGCTGCAATCAACAGCCTCAGCCCTGCTGAGTACGCTGCGACGACCAAAGCCAAGCGAGCAGGAAAAGCCGCAGGCAAACAATTTGTAGCGCAGCCTAAAAAAATTGCGCAGAAAACAGCTAAGTACAGGTTTTAATTATGGCAAAAAACAATCCAGCATTGGCAAAATCTTTGAAACAAGCTGGGTTTTACGAGGCTAGTAAACCCAAGCGGCTGAGTATTATCAACAAGGTCACGACCAAGCCGCAGCGCATAGAGATGGTCGATAAGTTGTTTTTAGACAAAAAATTAAAGGGCGGCGGTGTTTCTCTTGCTATTGGACGGGGTGAAAAGCTCCCAGTGTCCAAGGGTGCTGGTCTGACTGCAAAGGGTCGGGCAAAGTACAATGCCGCCACGGGCAGCAACCTGAAGGCACCCCAGCCACAAGGGGGTTCACGCAAGGACTCTTTTTGCGCACGCATGTCAGGCGTGCCGGGTCCCATGAAAGATGAAAAAGGTAGACCTACTCGGAAAGCCGCTGCTCTCTCTAGATGGAAATGCTGACATGGCAAGGAGGCAACAATGGCATATTCAGGCTCCGTAGGCACCACCGTAGTAACGGTCCAAACGCTGATTGATCACGGGGCGCGTCGTTGCGGAAAATTAGCCGAGGAGTTGACGTCTGAACAGGTTCTGAGCGCCCGTGAGTCGTTGTTCTTTCTGCTGTCCAACCTGATTAACATTGGCATTCAGTATTGGGCCATCAACAAGAAGGTCTACGGCTTCACTCCTGACAAAGCAACGTACTTGCTGCCCCTTGGTGGCAACGACGTTTTAAACGCCTTGTACCGCTATATGAACCGTCCTGACGGCAGCTACACGACTTCTGCCGGAGGAACCGTTGGCAACGTCTATGACGGCGACGTAGACACCGTCTGCACCCAGACTTCGGCCAATGGCAATATTGCTGTTAATTTTGGCCCGTCCAACCCAATTTTTATTGGTTCCATTGGGTTTCTGCCTGCCTCCAGCGGAACTAAATCATTCATCCTTGAATACTCGCTTGACAACGTAACTTGGGCAACCTTGGTTGATCTTGGGTCCATCACCGTGGTTGATAACGAGTGGGTCTGGACAGACATTGCCAACGGTCAAACCGTGCCGTACTACCGCATCCGGGCTTACAGCGGGACTACCCTGAGCCTGCGTGAATTGTATTTTGGCAACAACAGCACCGAAATCACCATGTCGCGTTTGAACCGCGACGACTACACCAACCTGCCAAACAAGAATTTCACAGCCAACCAGCCGTTTCAATTTTGGTTTAATCGCACCATTCCCCAGAGCGAAATTGTGCTTTGGCCAACGCCACAGAACGCCTTCTACCAGATGACGGTGTGGTACTCGCGTCAAATCATGGACGTTGGCGACCTGTATGGTGAGTTGGAGGTGCCGCAACGTTGGTACGAGGCTGTAATCATGATGCTGTCCCACCGGATGAGCCTTGAGCTTCCCGGCGTGGAAATGGCTCGCGTGCAGTACCTTGAGGGTCAGGCATCAAAGTACCTTGGCATGGTGGAAGAGGAGGAGCGCGACAAGTCGCCAATCTACTTTGCTCCAAATATTTCCGTCTACACAAGGTGAGCAATGGCCATCTTTCTAGACACTCTCGGATATTCTGACATTGCGATTGCGGTGTGCGACCGCTGCAAGATGAAACGTCCGCACGCTGTAATGCGCAACGATCCAAACTTGCCGGGTCTTAGGGTATGCAATGAGGGTTGTGCTGATGAGCTTGACCCGTACCGATTGCCTGCTCGCAAAACCGAAAGGATAACGATTCGGTTTCCACGGCCCGACCTCCCGCTTAATGCTGGCGACAACTATCTGATTACGGGCGGCGAGACCAACGTGTTTCAGATCTCGACTGAGGGTAATACCCAAACTCCAACATCTACCGGGAACAGGGACACTATTGCCACAAATCCACCAGACAATACGAGTACATAATGTCCGCACAAGTAACCATCCTCCAACTGCCAGCCGCTGGTGCTATCACAGGCACTGAGGCGGTTCCTATTGTCCAAAATGGCGTTACGGTGCAGACGACTGCGGCTGCAATTTCTGCATCCCCGTCGCAGCCTTACACGTACCTGACCGTCAGCCAGACGCCCCAATTAGCCAACAGCCGCTATGTTGGCGCAACCAACGGATTGTCGGTTACTGATGGTGGTGCGCAGGGTCTGTTCAATATAACGACCACAGGCGCTTTGTTGTCGCTGGTGAACTCCAGCACTGGGTTCCAAGTAAAAACGTCTTCTACGGCCCTTACAAACCGTTCTATTGCCGTTTCCGGCGTTGGCCTGTCCATCGCAGACGGGAGCGGAGTTTCTGGTAACCCCACTGTATCTTTGAGCGGTCAGGTGTTAAATTTTGCCAACGCAAGTTTTAACGGACTGGTTGTGCTTTCAACCGGCGGCAACGTCACCTCTGCCACGATAACGGGAACAGGCAATCAAATAGACGTAGCCAACGGCACCGGGGTAAGCGGCAATCCTACGTTGTCAATTTCAAACAATCCTATTGTTCCCGGCACGGGCGGTATGGTTTTGCCTGTTGGAACTACAGGTCAACGCGGGTCATCCACTGACGGCAATTTGCGGTACAACACCACAACAACCACGTTTGAGGGTTACGCCAACGGCGCATGGGGTTCAATTGTCAGCGGAGTAGGCGTTGGCTCAATTTCTTTTGGTTCAACTGGCTTAACGCCATCTACGGCAGCCACCGGCATTATTACGGTTGCTGGAACTTTAGCTATTTCCAACGGTGGAACTAATTCCACGGCTACGGCAACTGCGGGTGGCTCTGCATACGGCACTGGAACTGCATTTGCTTTTACTGCGGCAGGAACAGCGGGTCAGGTACTAACATCGGCAGGAGCCAGCGCACCAGTTTGGTCGGGCATCTCAGGCGGGACCTTTTAAGGAAAAATTATGGCTGCAACAAACTTCACACCGATTCAACTTTACTTTTCGACGACTGCATCCGCTGCACCTCTGGCAGCAAATCTTGCGCAAGGTGAATTAGCAATTAACATCACTGACGGCAAGTTGTATTACGAGGACGGCAGCGGCGCTGTGCAAGTAATTGCAACTAAAGGCGCAGGAACAATCGGCGGGTCAAATACGCAGATCCAGTACAACAACTCAGGCGCGTTGGCTGGCAATGCTGCGATGGTTTTTGATAGCGCAACCAGCATCATTACGCTGACCACGCTGAACCTTACCAACGCCCTTGGGGCCATCTACGGCGGCACGGCGCAGTCCACCTATGCCCAAGGTGATGTGCTGTACGCCTCCGCTGCTAACACGCTGGCTAAGCTTGGCATTGGCGCTTCTAC